GGGAAAGGAAGAAAATGGAAGCGCCATCTTCAGTCTATGTCTGGGAATCACCACAAACACAGCTTCGCGTTAATGTCTTGACATCAGGCGAAATCGAAATCAACCTTTACGGATACCTAGCAATCTATCTTGCTAAGTCAGGTAAGGGCGTTCGTAAGTTCAACCTAACTTAATAGGTTACTAAGTCGCTCTAGGGGGTCAGTAGCCCTCTGATCCCCTAGAGTCTTACGAAAGGAAAAGCAATGGCATTAACAACAGTCGCAGAACTCCGTAGCACTCTCGGAGTCGGTACGCTGTACCCTGATGCCACCCTGCAAGAAGTCTGTGATGCATCCGATGCGGTTCTACTGCCTATGCTCTGGACTAACTCTTATTTCAACATTGCTCATAGCAACACAGCAACAACTGGAACTCTTTACTTTCAGGACAAAGTAGAAAAAGTTTTTTATGTAGGTCAGACTGTGAACATCACAGGCAACGGATCTAAGCACAATGGCAATAAGACTCTTACTGGAGTGGGCGACTATAACATCACCTACAACATCACAGGCAATAACAATGTTCCAGCAGTAGAGCATCCAGTCCAACCTTTTGGCACAGTCTCAGGCGACACTTATGTCGATTACACTTTAGACACAGCAGTTCAAAATGCAGCTTTGATGATCGCTGTTGAAATCTGGCAAGCGCGTACAGCCACCCTTTCAGGCAGTAACGCAGTCGATTTCCAGCCCTCACCTTATCGAATGAGCGCACAGCTACTCGCTAAGGTAAGAGGATTGATTGCGCACGCACTCGCGCCTACCAGCATGATCGGGTGACCCATGCCACCTGTAGCCATAACGACTTTAAGAACGACACTAGCAACTGCATTAATTGACAATGCCAAGTGGCAGACTTTTGCATTTCCACCTGCCACAGTTTTGGCTAACTCTGTAATTGTTTCTCCAGATGATCCTTACTTGACACCCAATAACAATAGCCAGATTTCTGTTAGTCCTTTAGCTAACTTTAAGATAATTATGACTGTGCCACTTTTTGACAATGAAGGAAACCTTAACGGCATTGAAGATACTGTGGTAGGCGTGTTCGCTAAGTTAGCAGCATCATCTTTCGTCTATAATGTAAGCGCAATCAGCGCACCAAGTATTCTCAACGCTGCTTCAGGTGAACTGCTCAGCTGTGAGATGTCAGTCAGTATCCTAACGAGTTGGAGCTAAACCATGACCGAATTGGAACAATGGGAAAAAGAGAACGAAGCATTCCTGATCAAAATCGGTCAGGTAAAGCCATTGGCTGCTAAGCCAGTAACTAAGAAAGAAGAGGAATAACCAAATGGCAGTTTATCTATCAAATGGCGTGAGTGTAACTGTGGATTCGGTTGATCTCTCATCGCTAGTAAGCTCAGTCACTATCAATCGTTCATTCGATGAACTGGATGTCACAGCCATGGGCGATTCTGGGGCGCGTGCAGTCAAGGGATTGGAACGCTCCAGCGTGAGCATCGAGTTCTTCAATGACCCAGACACAAACAAGACACTACAGAAGTTAAACTCAACATGGGGAACATCTGTAACTGTAGTAATTAAGCAGACAACAGCGGCAGTAGGACCAACAAATCCTTCTTACACAATGTCATGCTTGATCAACAACATCACACCAATTAACGGCGCAGTTGGAGATCTTTCAACACAGTCAGTTACTTGGAATGTAAATGGAACTATTGCTGTAGCATCAGCATAATCAACTAACAAAGGGGCAACATCATGGCAAAACTAAAGATCGTTCGTACAGATGGAAGTATTGTTGAAGGTGAAATCACACCCGCTGTGGAGTATTTCTTCGAACAACAGACTAAAATGGGTTTTCATAAGGCGTTCAGAGATTTGGAGCAACAGTCACATGTTTATCTTCTTGCTCATGAAATTGTCCGCAGGTCAGGTGAAACTGTTAAGCCTTTCGGGATGGAGTTCATTGAGACACTTAAAAGTGTCGAGGTGCTTGACTCCGACCCTTTAGCTTAAAGCGCGATCTTCCATTCACCTATCTAATTGCTAGGCTAAGCATTAGATTGGGGATTGCGCCACAGCAGTTGTTAGATCTAGATAAAACCATGCTCGATGCATTAGTGCAAGGGTTAAGAGACGAATCGAAGGAGACCAGCGATGCCAGTAGAGTTCGCAGGGGTTAATGAGCTTCGCAAGGCTCTGAAGGATTACGCTCCAGATCTAGACAAGGCTTTAAAAAAAGAGTTAGCGGCATTGGCAAAACCTGTAGTTACTAAGGCTAGAGGTTATGCCCCTGCTGTTCCGCCATTGAGCAACTGGGGTCGTGCAGGTGGCAAGTTTCCTATTTACAATGGAGCACTTGTCAAGTCTGGCATTCGATTTAGCACAGCCAAGTCTAAGAAAAACAATCGTGGGTTTTCTTCAAGTGTTCGCATTCTTAATACCACAGCTGCAGGTGCTATCTATGAAACTGCAGGGCGTAAGAATCCATTCGGTCAGCCATGGGTAGGACCTAAAGGTCCAGCAGGTAAAAAGTATTCGCATTCTATTAACAAGTATGCAGGGCGTGACTTCATCGCTGCCATGGGTGGTCAGATGAAAGGCAAGGGCGAGGATAAAGGTCGTCTCATTTATCGTGCTTGGGCAGAAGATGAAGGCAAGACACAGGATTCCATGATTAAGGCAATCCTTAAAACCAATGCTCTATTTCAATCTAAGACAGGCGGAGCAATCACTCGCGGTGTTAGGAAGGTTGCATAATGGCTCAGTCCAACATCGACATTAAGATTATTGCTGAGTTTTTAGGCAAGAATGCATTTAAGCAAGCAGATACCGCAGCTACTAAACTCAACAAAACAGTTTCTTCTCTAGGTCAATCTTTTGGTCTTGCTTTTGGTGGAGCTGCATTAGGTTATGCAATTAAGTCCACAATCAAGGATTTTGCAGATGCACAGCGCGAGACTGTCAATCTAACTAACACAGTTAAAAATCTTGGTCTTGCTTTTGATGCACCGCAGGTTACTGCCTATGTGGATCAGATTGGTAAATTGTATGGAGTAACAGGCGATCAGGCTGTTCCAGCAATGCAAGCACTTCTATCTGCTACAGGCTCAGTAACCAAGTCCACAGAAATCATGAACGCTGCTCTGGATCTTGCGGCTTCTCGTTCAGCCAATGTGGGCGATGTTGCACAGTCCCTCGCTAAGGCTTATGTTGGAAATACAAAGAGTCTAAGTCAATACAATTTAGGTTTAACTAGAGCAGAATTGTCTGCTAAAACCTTTGAAGAAATCATGGCTATCATCGGTAAGCAGACATTAGGTGCAGCCGATGAAGCAGCTAAAAGCCTTAGTGGGCAATTAGCAATTTTGGCAGAAACAAGCAATCAGGCTAAAGAGCGCATTGGCGGAGCATTATTTGAAGCCCTTGGTGGCTTAGCTGGTCCGAATGGTGCAGGGGGCGCAGCTAAGAACATTGAGAATCTATCAATGAAACTTAGTGATGCTATTTCAGGTTTCGGGTATTTAGTGCAAGAAGTCAAGATTGCTGCACCTATTCTTGCAGCAGCAGGTGTGACCATCGGTCTTGCATGGGCACCATGGTTCACAGCTATAAGTGTTGCAGCTCTAGCCATTGGTGCTATTGGCAATGCAATGAAAAAGAACAAGCCGCAGATTGCAGTAAATACTGGTCCTCTGATGTTTCCTACTGCTGGAGATGGTGGCTATAAAAAGCGTGAGGCGGCTCGTAAAAAGGCAGAGCAGGAAGCGATTGCTCGTAACAAGCAGATTGCCAAGTTTATTAAAGATCAGGCTAAGTCTGCTGCGGAAGCAGTAAAACAAAAGAGATTGCAAAACGCGATTGATAAAGCCAATCTTGCACTTGGTAAGGGCGAGGATGTCTTTGACATTGATAAGATCCAAATCGCAGCAGCCTTAACTAATCAGGCTGAGCAACTAGGCAAGGCAACATCTTCTGCACAGATTCTTCAAATTGCCAATGATACTGCTCGTCTTAATGTCAAGCGTTCAATCCTTGCTTTGGAAGATGCGATTGCTGCTAAAGATGAAGCCGCCATTATCGCCGCCACAGCTAAACTCAATGCAGACCTAAAAGTACTGGGTACACTAGGCATGCAGAATGTTAAGTTGCAAGACATCAAATCGATTCTCGATAGCCTAAAGCCTAAAGACCTTATCAATCTTGCTAATCTAGAAGCTGCTCTGGCTTTATTGGGTAAGATAAATCTTGCTTCTACTGGCTCAAAAACTACACCATCGCCAACTTTAGGCACTACTACTACCACCACCGCTAACCCTGTTATTCCTACGAATCCTGCCCTTCAGTCTTTGATCGACTTACGGAAACAAACACAGGTTGGTACAGCAATCAACTTTAAGCTCAAAGAACAAATTGATGAAATAATGTTCAACGCATCAACCCCTGTTGGAAATCTAGTTGATGAACAAGCCAAGATTGCCAGAATGCGTGAGTTAGCAAGCGCAGGCATTGGTGCAGGGTCATCCTTCGATGTGGCACGATTCCGCATGAAGGAAAATGCAGACATGAACATCACCATTAACACAGGCATTGGTGATCCTAACGCTATTGCAGAAGCTATTGACAATGTGCTCCGTGAAGCACGCGACCGAGGAACATTAACAATCGCATGACATGGCTTCCAGATTGGCGCGTGACAGTAGGTGATGATGTCTATACGACAGTCACCTCTGTGTCGTTCGCATCTGGTCGCTTGGACATTGACAGACAATGCACAGCAGGTTACTGCCGAGTAGAAATCATCAACACAGACAATTCTCCATTTACCATCAATGTCACAGAGCCAGTTACTCTAGAGCTAAAGAACAGCACAGGGGATTATGTGACTGTATTCGGTGGCGAGGTCTCAGACTTTAACATCGGAGTGCGAAGTCCAGAAGAATCAGGCTATGTCACGACTGGCACAATTCTAGGCATTGGCTCACTTGCCAGACTTACTAAGGCTATCTATAACACAGCCCTTGTTGAAGAATTAGATGGCGAGCAGATCGCAGACATCTTAGGCGCAGCTCTGAATCTTAACTGGAACGAAGTCACACCAACTGTGACTTGGGATACATACCCAGCAACTACGACATGGAACGAAGCCGAGACTTTTATTGGCACAGTCGATACAGGCTTCTACACCATGATCCCAGTTGCAGCTAGTGCAAGTGCTAAGAGCCAGACACTTGTTGATCAAATTGCCAATAGTGCACTTGGTCAGATTTTCGAGGAAAAAGATGGAGATGTCTCTTATGCAGATGCAGACCACAGATCCAACGATCTTGCAACAAATGGCTTCACTTTCCTTGATGGCGCGTATGCAACACCAACCTCTATCACTTCCTCAGTACAGACTTCTCGCATCCGTAACAGCCTTATCTATCGATACGCCACAGGATACGGATCAACCTACAGCACCTCAGATTCGGACTCCGTAGCCTCTTACGGGCTTTTTGAGCGTTCATCTGACTCCAACATCAAGAACCTTGCAGACATCACCGACATCGCCACTAGAGAGCTTAATTTAAGGCGCAGTCCTAGAGAGCAGTTAGGTGTGATTACTTTCCGTCTGGATAATCCGAACATGCCTAGCGCAATGCTTGATGCCTTGATTGCTGTTTATTTTGGTGAGCCTGTGTCTATCAATAACCTGCCTAGCAATTTACTAGGTGGCACATTCGAAGGCTTCGTTGAGAATGTCGCACTTCGAGCAACCCCTAGCTTTGTGGACATCACCCTCTACATCACCGCTACAGATCTATCCCTATCAACGACTCAATGGGAGACAGTAATTCCTAGTTCATTAGCTTGGACAGGCGTAAATGGTACACTTATCTGGAACAACGCGACAGGAGCATTAACCTAATGGCAACGACCCCGAACTTTAACTGGAGTACTCCAGACAATACAGGATTGGTCAAGAATGGTGCGCTAGACATTCGCACACTTGGCAATGCCATCGATGCTTCTATGGTCGATCTGAAGGGCGGCACTACTGGTCAAGTCCTTGCTAAGGCAACTAACACAGACATGGACTTCACATGGAGCACACCTTCAGGCGGTTCAGCTTATGTTGCTGGCAAAAATGGCGTTCTCAATTCTAACTTCTCTATCTGGCAGCGTGGCACTTCAATAGCGCAAGCGGGTGGCTTTAGTTACAGCGCAGATCGTTGGGTTTCATCTCGTAATGGTTTCGATGTCGGTACAACTATGAGCCGACAAGCAACAGGCGATACGACAAACCTGCCATTCATCCAATACTGCGCCAGAGTACAGCGCAACAGCGGTACAACTGCAACGACAGGTGTGTTCTTTTCACAAAGTTTTGAGAGCATCAATTCAACTCAATTCATGGGCAAGGCAATTACATTTTCTTTCTATGCCCGCGCAGGTGCTAACTATTCCAGCGCATCTAATGCTTTGACAGTCAAAGTCGATACAGGCACAGGTACAGATCAAAGCATCATCAATACTTGGTCAGGTGCTGCAAGTT